AGTAATCCCTCAGGTACGCCAGGCCGCGTTGTTGAGCATGGCTGGTTCAAGGATGACTCGCCGCCGTTCTCGAAGCACGGCTGGATCGGCTTCAGGGGTGTTGACGCCGATGCATAGCGACTCTGCCGCGGATCCGTTGCCAGCCGTCCACGGCCTACGCCGCCTGTTCCACCGGCACCTGTGGGTGCGCCAGCGGCCAGCGACCGAGCAGGCGGTCATCGAGGACTGCCTGCGGTGCGGCAAGACGCGGAGGCGGCCGTTCTTCTGGACGGTCGAGCTATGAAGTCTGCAGCTACTGCATCGCCACGGCGCTGGCGCTGGAACGGCCTCTGGAGACGCGGAGCCGGAACGCCGGACGACCCGAACAACGGCCGCCTGATCTTCCGCCTGACCGGCATCGGCGCTGTCCTCTACGCGAGGAAGTTCGACAACCGCCGCGCGACGTGGCGAGCGATCTACTGGATGCTCGTCCGCCGATACAAGACCGAGCTTTGCCAGCACTGCGGTCGGCCGGTCGGCGTCGTCTATCACGCGCCCGATGCGATCTGGGAGGCCGTCACTGGACGGGCTCGCCACCCTGACGGCCACGCCGCGCCGGGCATCCTCTGCCCGCGTTGTCTCAGCCGTTTGGCGAAGGAGAAGGGGCTTCCGTTCCTGCGCTGGACGTGTTCGACCACTGACGAGGTGCTGTATGGCTGAGCGGAACGAACCGACTGCCGCTACGTCTAGCGAGTTCGTCGTGGAGATCATCGTCTTCCTCGACGCACCCTCCCGAGCCGAGGCCGAACGCTACGGCGAGCAACTCGCGGGCGTGATCCGCTCGAAGGCGTCCGAGCGCGTCAAGAGCGTGATGGTGACCGACGTGAGATCGGAGGACAAGTGAGCGATTCTGCCGCCACTCCGTCCCCACGGACGGTGCGCTGGATCGACTCCAGCCTTCAGAACGGCCAGGTGGACAGGCACGACTTCCCGAAGCCGGAGGTCATCACGTCGGTCGGGTTTGTCGTCGACGAGACGGACGAGTACGTCACTCTGGCCCGAGACGACATGGGCCACGACGGCGACTATCGCGGTCTTGTTTCCATTCCGAAGATCGCGGTGCTGCCATGAGCCACTGTTGTCCAAGCTTCGCTGCTGGGTACGGCGTCCACTACTCCAACTGCCCGAACTATGACCCGGAGACGGATGCTGCGGAGCTACCTGCTGCGCTGGCCGAGCTTGACCGGCGCACCTACCATGGAGGTCGCGATGCACACGCTGACGCGGGACGAGGCGAAGCGGGCGGGCTACACGGGCTACGCGGAGCATCTGACGACGGTGCCGTGCCCGCGTCTGACGGACAAGAGGATCTACTGCGCGACGTGCCAGGGGGCGCTTGCGCAGCTCGCGGCGAAGCTCGCGAAGTAGCAGACGCTCGTTCTGCCGCGACCACGCTTGAGCAGCTTCGCCGGATGACGCCCGAACAGTTGGACGCAGCCCGGATCTGTCGACGTTGCTGGGAGCATTACGGCGTCTGCGTCTGCAACGAGCGTCGAGTACGCGCTGCCGGATCAGATGACACTAAGTCGCGATTTAGTGTCAAAGCCGTCTGTCCGAACTGTCACGGCGCTGGCACCACCCGGTTCGGCGTCTGCACGTACTGCAACGGCCTGCCAGCCAAGAGCAAGGCGAAATGCGAACAGGAAGACCTCCAGCCGCCACAGGATCCAGGCTGGCGGTACGCGGGCCGAAAGTACCGGACGCACAAGAGATGAGCGCCAAACCGCTCGAGGACGTCCTCGAAAAGGACTGGGATCACACGCTGTTCAACAGCCAGAAAGGGCTCGCGCCGATGCTCGGCTGGCGACTCTGCTACCACACTCTGCGCTCGAAAGGCAGCCAGTCCGGGTTCCCTGACCGCGTCCTCGTCCGCGAACGCGTCATCTTCGTCGAACTGAAACGCGAGTTGACCGGGAAGGCTTCCGTCGACCGGGACCGCCAGCCGACCGAGCATCAACGCGAATGGCTGGACGGACTGGCGAAAGCCGGTGCGGAGACATACCTGTGGCGACCGGGCGACCTGGACGAGATCGGTGAGATCCTCTCGATGCGCGGACGACCAGATCGGTACTTCGGTTCGCGCTGGCTGCTCGACGGACGCGCCGACCGGGCATGATCGACCGCGAGGGATGGCTGATCCTGGCCGAGCGCTGCGCCACCATCCGCAGGCTCCGCGCGGAACGCGAGCTGCCCGACGACGTGACGCTCGAGTTCGACCAGAACGACCAGGCGCGCGTCGTCCCCCTTGACCGGAACCGAAAGAAGCGTCAGGGTGGACGACTCATACGTGTAGCGACAGGAACGAGGGGTTAGATGCAGACAGCAGACGCAGCGTGAACACGCACCGCTGGCCTCGGGCAACAACCAACGACATTCGCTGGGGACCAACATGCGAATGCGGAAACCTCAAGACCGACCAGGCGCTCACCTGCAACGATTGCGCGATCGAGCGCCGGCGTGCTGCGAACTACTGGGAGACACGGACATGCGCGTGCGGCGGTCCGAAGAAACGGACGGCGCAGATGTGTCGACCGTGCCGCAATGAGACGATGCGCGGAAGGCCAGCGAACACGGGGCACCCACAACCCGAGTCGCACCCGTGGCGCAAAGATGAGGCGCTGAGGATCGCAAGGCTCGCCGCGTGAGCGCCCTCGAGGACGCCGCGCTCGCCTACGCCCAACAAGGCCTACCCGTCTTCCCGCTCCAGCCGAACGGCAAGACGCCACTGACAGCGCACGGGCTCGACGATGCGACGACCGACAGCATGACCATCGAGACGTGGTGGTCGCGCTGGCCCGAAGCGAACGTCGCGATCCGGACCGGCGATCTGGTCGTGGTCGACGAGGATAAGCTCGGCGCGTTCGAGGCATTCGCCCAGTCGATCGGTGAAACGATCCCCGACACCGGCATCGTCAGGACTGCGAGTGGACGGCACTTCTACTTCCATCAGCCAGAGGGGCAGCGGATCCGTAACACCGCCGGCAAGCTCGCCGAAGGGATCGACACGCGCGGAGACGGTGGCTATGTCGTGGCTCCGCCGAGCATCCATCCGTCAGGAGCGACGTACAGCTGGGAGAGCGCGCAGGATGAAGCGGTGACATTGCCAGCGTGGGTGGCCGACCGCCTAGTCAGACAGCAGCCTGAGCGCAAGCCGATGCCCGACATCCCCATCTTCAGCACGACGCCGTACGGCAAGGCGGCGCTCGAGCAGGAGATCGACGCAGTCGCCACCGCAGCCGAAGGCACACGCAACCACACGCTGAACACCGCGGCCTTCGCGCTCGGACAACTCGTCGCTGGCGGCGAGGTCGAACAGATGGACGCGTACAGCGCACTCGAGGCGGCAGCCGATGCCTCAGGCCTGCCGGCGACCGAAGCGTCCAAGACGATCCGTAGCGGCTTCCAGGCCGGCCTGACAGACCCGCGGCGAGCACCAGAGTCGAACGGCGCACACCCGAAGCCTGCGCTGCGAGTCGTGCGCGAGGCCGAGACGAAACCAGGCCAGCGTCTGATCGTCGTCGAACGAATGTCCGCCTTCAGAGCGAACGCTGCCGTCACGATTCCCTTCCTGATCGAAGACCTCTGGCCCGTCCAGTCGCTCGGCTTCATAGCCAGTCCGCCCAAGAAAGGCAAGACGTGGCTAGCCCTGTCACTCGCCATCGCCGTAGCGAGCGGAACAGGATTCCTCCACTCCTTCAAGGCAACGGAGTCGCGCAAGATCCTCTACCTCGCGCTCGAAGGCAACCGCAGGGCGCTGCTCGATCGCTTCGGTGCGCTCTGCCGCGGGATGAACATCGACCCCGAATCGGAAGAGATGGAGGAGAACTTCATGTGGTCGTATCGGCCACCAGGGATCAACCTCTCGGATCAGGTCTGGGCCGATGACTTGGCGCAGACCGTGAACGAGGAGAACGTCGAGCTCGTCATCGTCGACGTGCTGCGCAACGCCGCGCGCATGAAAGAAAACGACGCGTCCGAATTCGCGGCCCTCAGGATGAACCTGGAATCCACGCTACGAGTCGCCTCGGTCGGAATCCTGCACCACTTCGTCAAGCTCTCCGAGACGAGCAAGGAGCGCACGCCGGCGGAACGGATGAGTGGCACGGGTGCGATCTACGGCGCGCTCGACGTCGGCATGTTCATCACAGGAACCGAAGACCACGAACGCAAGATCCGGATCGAGTTCGAAGGGCGCGACATCGCCATGCCCGACCCCACATGGGCGCGACTCGAGGGATCAGGCACCGGGTCGAATGCGGGATTCGTCTACGCCGACCGAGCCTGGTGGAGCGGCAACCTCGACGAAGTGATGGCCGAGAAGGTCCAGGCGACGGATTCGATCATCGAGTTCATGGGACGCAACGGAGGCAAGGCCCGCAAAGGCGAGTTGTATCTCAACGTCGACGACGCCTCCGAGTCCACCGTCGACCGTCGCGTGCGCGAGCTCGTGAAGCTGAAGAAGCTCTTCGCGCTCGGCGACGGCTACTACTCGCTGACGCCGGACGGACAGCAGGACATCGGCTGGGAAGATCTGGAAGCCGCCGCGATCGACCTGCAACATCAGACCGGCGAGTACGGACATCCGCTCGCAGACGTCATCGAACACGCGAGGAGGAACCTATCGCCGCCCCCGTCAGAACCCCAGTCGAACACCGAGAACTCTGGCTCCGAGAACGACTCAGAATCAACGAGCGGGATACCTTCCGACCCGACCTCGACGTCTTCCACGGCTTCAGCGCCATCGTCGTCCGCTGGCACCACGAAGCCTGCGCCACATGCAACCGAGAGCTCGAACGAGGCGCTGACGCAGCCTTCGACGGGACCGGAGTCTTCTGCGTCGGATGCGCCAAAAAGCACCTCGACCGAGACGCCGAAACCTACCGAAAAGTACCCATCACGGCAACCCGTCACGGTTGACCCGTCAGTGACGGGTGACGGGATAGAACCGCATGAACAGAGGGATTGCACCCCGTCACCGTCAGACCCGTCACGGAGCAGTGACACCCCCGAGATTTGGCTCAACCATGCGGGATCCGTCAACCCGTCACCCCGTCACCCCTTCGGGGTAGATCCTCCGCCGTCGGTGACGGCCCGGATCACCCCAGAGACGGGGTCGCCAGATATCGACCTCACATGACCGAGATCCCGATCAGCCCCGAGATCTGGAAGCTCGCCGGCGAGATCCTCACCGTCCCACAGATGACCGTGCTCGAACTCCGCGAACGCCACGGATTCAGCTGGCACCAGATCGCCATCTACACCAACCGGACGAAGACGACCGTGCGCGGCCACTACGACGCCGCCACCAAAAACATCTACGACGAACTCCAACGACAACGGGAGACGCAATGCTCAGAATCTTCAGACCAGGCAACCGAGACGCGCTCGTCTTCAGCACAGGCTCGGTCTGCATTATCATCGCAGTCGACCAGGCCTTCGACTTCAGCTTCGGATGGTGGGGCGTCCTCCTCTGGATCGGATTCGGGATCCTCTACGGAAACCTCTGCGCCAGGCGAACAGCGTGAACGCCCAAAGGAGGGTCACCCTCCGACTCCGAAACCTAGGCCGCTCTCTGGGGCTGCCGATCGAGATCCTACTGCTGCTCTTCCTGGCGATCCTCGTCCTCGGCAGACTTAGCGCATGAACATCCCGCTCCCACGCTTCCTCCAGGAACACCAGCACCAGCGCGAACACGCCACCGCGCTCGCAAGCACCGTCGTCGACAACAGCCTCGACCTGCGCGACCGCGTCATCGTCTGCGACCCGAGCGACTCGCTCACACTCCGTGGGATCCCAGCTGTCGGCCGCGGCGTCGCAGGCGTCATCCTCGGCACACAACCCGAACACGCTGTAGCATCCTGAAGCGATAGAGCAATCTCGCTGGGTTGCTCCTCCGACGGCCGGTGTCCCCATGGGGAACTAGACGGCTCTACGGCGAGACGCCGGCCGTCACCTAACCTAGGCCATCCTCTGAGTCGACGTCCAACCTAGGCCGGCCTCTGATAGAACGCCAGGCGTGCGGTGTGGGCTGAACCGCTGCAGCGCTCGGCCGATCGGGTGACACCGAGCCGCACACCTCGAGCAGCTGCCAAGCTCGTCGGCGACGAATGTAAAGCCACGCGAGGAATCTGCGAATCCCTCTTGCGCACCGCGCGCCATTGTGCTTTACTCCCCCTGTCTAGTTCTCTACACAGGCAGGAGGAAGCGAATGTCTTATGTCGTTATCGAGAACACGCCCGGCTATCTACCGGACGATTACGACCCGCCGGTATTCGACGACTACGCATCAGCCGTTGAATACCTAAACGACCGCGCCGCCGAATACGCGGACGACCCCGACGGAAACTACAGAGTAGAAGTCGGATGGGCGTCGGCCGACAACTACGCAGCCGTGATGGTCTGGGACGATGACAAGACCCATGATCTCGGCCGCTATATCGGAATCGAGAACGACTACAGCGAGGAGAACTAACATGCTCACCTACTGGTTCGGGATTCCAGCATTCATCATCGGAATCCCAGCGATGTGCATCCCCGTATTCGTGTGGATCCAGTTCGCGCGGACCCCGAAAGGCAGGCGGTAGCGATGCGAGGCTACAGAGAAGCAGCTGCAGCGTACGAGCCGTTCCCGTTCGACTTCGACACGGCCTATACGGCCGACGGTTGGTCTAGCGGTATCGCTTGGAACGTGTACGGCTATGAGACCGAGCCGGACGAAGACACAGAATGGACCGGCTACGAGATCCCTACCGGCCGCGTCCTAGCGCACATGGTCGGAGACGATCGCCCGTTCGGTTTCGATCCAGCCGAACTCAAGCCGATCCCCGTCGGCGGCTACTGCGTCGAATGCGGACAAATCGGCTGTCGATGGCACACCGAAGACATCGCAACCGTGGAGGCATAACGAGATGAGCGCAACCGCAACCGACCGCTTCGCCGGCCTCGCATTCCCCGTAATCACAGTCCGCTACGCCGGACCGACCGACCGCCGCGGGTCGCGATACATCGCAACACTCCGAGGCGTACGCCACACCGAACACTACGACTACGCACTAGGAGGACCCGAAACCGCACGGCTCGCCGCGCGCAACTGCTGGAACAAGTATCGGGCGCAGCACGCCGAAGCGTACGCCGGTGACGAGCAACCGCGCGCATTCATCCCCGGAGACCTGAACAGCGACAGTTACGCGTTCACCGTCGTCCCCGAAGGGTTCCTCACATGACGGCGCTAGACGATATCGGCGCGGCCATCCTCGTAGCAGTCGCAGTCATCCGCCACCTAAAGCCGAAAGGACCGAAGTGAACCCAGCCACATAGCAGCGACAACCGGACCCCCGAAAGGGGGTCTAGTTGTATGCGCCGACATAGCGACATCCGCCCACCATGGCTAGAATCCGCGACCAGGCAGGCAAGCGCTTGAGCAGCTGGACGAGCAGCGACCCTCCCACCCACCCCCGCGCTAGCCATCACCGCGGACGGGAAGCACCGACACACGACGATGACAACGACGCGCCGAAGGATCGGCAGACAAACGCACGCCGAGCCGAAGAGCTTCACCGCGCACGCGCAACAGCATCCGTTGCGCCAGTTTTTTAGGGGGTGGCACACCCTTTGACCCCCCGAGGCACATTTCCGTCTCTGAGGTCTGATCCGGCTTTTTCGCGCCGTTCTACGCACGTTCGCGGCTACGGGAACAGGCATCAGTCGATTCGGCGCAGATGGCGTCCGATTGTGCTGGGGGGTCAGGTTCGGTGTTCGAGGGGACCGGACTGCCTGCGCGCGGAGGAGGTCGACGGCGTTCTGGCCGGCGGCTTGATCGTGCCGGGTGAGCCGTGGGATCTGGATCACCGTGATGACCGTCGCGGCTATCTGGGGCCGGCGCATTCGTCGTGCAACAGGTCGGCTGGCGCGCGGAAGCGGAACGCGCAGACTCGGAGGTCGAGAGCCTGGTGACCGAGCAGCTGACCGGATATGAGCTTGCGTCGGTTCAGCAGATCATCGCGATCCTCGAGGGGTTGCCAGCGGATGCGGAGACGGTGTACCTGGACACGGTCGGCTATTCGGAGCGGGCGCTGGCCGCGGTTGCCGCGTTCAACGCGCAAGGGGGAGGCGGCTCGACGGCCAGGACGGTGCGGATCGTGTTGATCGCTGACGGGACGGCGGTCGCGTCAGGTGAGGATTTCGCGTCATACGACTTCATCGTCGGCTCCGACCTGAATGGTCTTTCGCTGACGTCGATCTCCTGGTTCGTGAAGACGGCTTCGTCGAGCGGGCTGCCGTCGTTCGCTGTCCGCAAGAACGCGGCGACGGAGATGCTGTCGACGAACTGCACGATCGACGCGAACGAGTTGACGTCCGACACGGCCGCGACTCCGCCGGTCATCAATCCGTCGAACAAGGGTGTGGTGACGGGTGACGTCCTGCACTTCGACTGTGACGCCGCAGGCACGGGGACGAAGGGGAGCGAAGTGAGGATGACCTTCGCGTGACGGTCGCCTCCGACAACTTCAACAGAGCTGACGGTGCCCTCGGCGCGAACTGGCATGGGGAGTCACCTGACGCCGCCATGGCGATCGTGTCGCAGCAGGCGGTCGGCGTCAGCGCTGTCAGCCCCAACTCTGGATACTGGAGTGCCGATAGCTTCGGTGCCGACCAGTTCTCCCAGGCGACGATCACGGTTCATCCTGCTAGCGGCAAATGGGTCGGCGTCACCGTCAGAGCCTTGGCCGACGGGACCGAGTATCTGCTGATCGCGTTCAACAACAGCGGCACCGACAGTTGGCTGCTGTTCAAGAGGACCGGCGGCGGGTCGTCGTTCGCGCAGATCGGTTCGACGGTCGTGACGCCGATTGTGGTCAGCCAGGTGATGCGTCTCGAGGTGGAGGGCACGACTGTCACGGCGAAGATCGACGGTACGGCGATCATCACGCAGACCGACTCCGACATCGCCAGTGGGGCACCCGGTATCTCGAACAGCGGCGTCGCTGACCCGGCGAACGGCGCACTCGACAACTGGAGCGGCGGTGACGTCACCGCAGACGTTTTCGTGCCAGTGATCCTGGAGTACGCATGAGCGGCGAGGTGCTGCTGCTGATGGTGTTGTCGGCGAAGAAGTTGACGCCGATGCAGCGTGACGTTTTCATCGACCGTCATGTGTTGGGCCGGACGATGCGTGACTGCGCGGCCGAGTACGGCGTGTCGAGTCAGGCGATTGCGCAGGCTGACCGGCGAGCGAAGGCGAAGATGGGGCGCGTCATGCTCGAGGCGGTGGCGGCCTGATGGCGACTGTTGTCGAGACGGATGTGGTGATGCCTCGGATCTGCCATGTGCCGGAGGCGGTGGACTGGTCGATCGGTGACGACGCGGTCGTGTGGGCGCGTGAGCACAAGATGACGTTGGATCTGGAGCAGGAGATGATGCTCCGCTCGATGTTCGGGTTGCGCGACGATGGGCTGTGGCAGTCATTCGAGTTCGGCGTGAACGCGCCGAGACAGAACGGCAAGGGCAACATCCTGATGGCGCGCGAGTTGTTCGGCATGTTCGTGTTGGGGGAGATGCTGATCGTCCATTCGGCGCATGAGTTCAAGACGTCGGCGCGCCATTTCCAGCGGCTCGAGCAGGTGATCCGTGCGAACGAGGATCTGCTCGTCCAGGTGGAACGGTCGGAGTTGGGGACGATGCGGCTGGTCGGGTTCCGCTATTCGCATGGTGACGAGGCGATCACGTTGCAGAACGGCGCGAAGATCGAGTTCAGGACGCGAACGAAGTCGGGGTTGAAGGGTGTCGACGACGTCGCGTTGCTAGTCCTCGATGAGGCGCAGATCTTGTCGGAGTGGGCGCACGGGACGATGGTGCCGACCCTTCGTGCGTCGACCGCGCCGCGCGGTCCGCAGCTGGTGTACGCCGGCAACGCAGTCGACCAGGAGCGCGATGACCATGCGGTCGTGTGGACGCGTGTCCGTGAGCGTGCGCTCGAGGGCGACGACGATTCACTCGTCTACCACGAATACTCGCTTGACTTTGACTCGCCGGAGGAAGTGCCGGAGGACGTGATCGTCGATGAGGACGCGTGGCGTCAGGTGAATTGGGCGATGGGTCGCGGTCGTGTGCGCGTCGACCACATGCGCAAGGAGTTGCGGTCGCTCGGCTACCGGCAGTTCATGGTGGAGCTGCTCGGCGTCGGCGACTATCCGGACACCGACCTGGTCGGCAACCCGGAGATCTCGCTGGAGGAATGGGCCGACTGCGAGGACGGCGAATCCCGCGTCGTCGACCCGGTCGTGTTCGGATTCGACGTTTCGCCTGCACGGCGGACGACGATCGTCGCCTGCGGGTTGAACGAGCACGGCAAACTGCACATCGAGGTCGTCAAATGTCAGGCGGGGACGGGCTGGGTGCCAGCCTGGTTCGAGGAACGCTGCGGCAAACATGAGGTGCTCGAGCTGGTCTGTGACGGGTTCGGTCCGGCGAACACGATCGCGCACGCCGTCGAGGAACAGACCGGCCTGGAGGTGCGACGGCTGAAGACGGGCGAGTACGCGGAAGCGTGCGGGATGCTCGCGAACGAGATCGCCGAGAAGAACGTCGTCCACATCGGCCAGGAGGAACTCTCGACCGCGGTCAGGGGTGCCCGGACACGGCCGCTCGTCGACCGTTGGGCGTGGTCACGGTCGAAGTCGAAGACGGATCCGGGGCCCATCATCGCCGGTTCGATCGCGCTGTGGTCTGCCGTCGACCGGGACATCGCCAACAGTGAGGTCGTGATCTATTGAACCTGCTTGATCGCCTGACGCGCGCCGCCGCAGATGTGGCCGGACCCGTCCTCAGCAGGGTCGAGCCGCTCGAGGGCACGAACATGTCCCTCTGGAACTCGATCATCCCGAACTGGTGGACGCAGAACGGCTTGAACGAGGCCGGCCAAATGTTCTGGCCTGGTGACGGTCTACTCGCCGAGCGCACCTGGATCACGAATCGTTGCGTCCAGATGAACGCGCAACAGATCGCGTCGATGCCGTTGCGCTTCGAAGCGCCGAACGTCACGGACGCGACGGAACCGATGTGGGTATGCAACCCGGACCCGCTCTTCTACCCGAACGGCGTGTCTGACGCGATCTTCGCGCTCGTCGCCGACATGTACGGCTGGGGGTACGGGCTCGCCTTGATCACGCAGCGGTACGCGAACGGGTTCCCGCGCAACTGGACGACGATCCCGGCGCGCGTCTGCGAACCACTCTGGAACGACGGTGTCCGTGAATACCGGATCCTCGGCGGTGACCTGCTCGACCCTGCAGACGTGATCCAGATCGACCGTAACCCCGGCGCGAACGCAACCTTCCAAGCGCACGGCACCCCGGCGATCCGCGCCTACGCGCAGTTGGCGTGGGGGCTGCTCGCCGCCGGCAACGCGTCGCTCGAGGTGAACACGGGCGGCATCCCGAAGGTGGCGTTGAAGTCGCAGCGGAAGCTCGACTCGGCTCAGGCGCTCGCGTTGCAGAACCAGTGGCAGGAGCGGACGGCGTCGCGGTCCGGAGCACCTCCAGTTCTGCCGCCTGAGATCGACTTCAGCGAGTTGTCGTTCAACCCGAAGGATCTGTCTCTGCTCGAGAACCAGGACTTCAATGCGCTCGCGCTTGCCACCGCGTTCGGGATCCCCGCCGTCCTGATCAACATGACGGTCGGCGGCGGCCGAGGCAACTCGGCCCTCACCTACCAGAACCCGGCCATGGTCGGCGAACAGTGGTGGAGGTACGAGCTGCGCCCGACTGCGAAGAGGATCGCGGACGCGTTCACCTCGCAGGCGTTGCCGTCAGGCCAGTGGGTCTGGTTCGACGCGGAGGACACATACCAGCCGTTCCATGTGGAGACGGGTGTCGCGACCGGCCCGTTCGCCGGTAACCAGGACGACCCGCAGGCTGCTGCGGAGTCAGAGGACTATCCGCAGGTTCCGCCTGCACCACCGACTGCCGGCGCTTCGCCGGTAGCACAGAAGAACCCGCCGCAGCCGCGGCTGGTCGGACTCGGAAGGGAGTAGCTGATGACCGAAGTTGTGGAGGAGGCCAAGGTCGGGCGTGACATCCTCGTCCGCACCTACGGCGTCGAGGCGCAGATGTCGGACGACCGCACGCTCGACGTGCGCGTTGTTCCCTTCGATGAGGTCGTGCAGGTCGCTGATCCGCCAGACTTCAAGCCCTACAAGGAACAGTTCATGCCCGGTGTCTTCTCCAGGCAGGAGAGCGCCGCGAACCGTGTCCTCCTCCGGGTCGGCCCTGGTCACACGGGGCTTGACGCTAACACTGGCGAACGCAAGCCAGGTCTGGCGGGAGTGATCGGCCATGGAACCGAACTAGTCAACGCCGACGATGGCTATCTGGGTCGCTTCAAGATGCACTCGGGAGCCGAAGCCGAGACAGCCCGCGAACTCGTCCGCGAAGGCGTCCTGCACGGTGTCTCGGCTGAGTTCCTCCCGGTCGTGTCGCGACGGTCATCCGAGGGGATCGTGCAACGCGTCAAGGCTCACCTCGACTCCGTGCTACTGACCTACCAACCCGCGTACAGCAAGGCGCAGGTACTGGCGATGCGCGAGGAGGACGAAGTCTTCGAGGACGAATCTCTCATGCCGCCGCCCGTCAACAAGGCGCTTCTCGAACGCTGCTTCGATCTCGGCATCGACCTTCCCGAGGGGATGGCGGTCTTGCTTTCGCGCGCGTACACCGAGATCCCCTGGGACGGTTCAGCCTCGCGTTGGGACACGCCGGAGGCGTACTGCGCCGCAGCCGCGATCGACCTGAACACTCCCGGCGGACCGAAGACGAAGGACCGCTGTCACCTCCCCTACAAGGAGCCGGGCTCGGGCGCGATCAACGTCGGCGGCGTCCGGGCCGCCCTGTCGCGGATCGGACAGGGCGACCCGAAGGACGCGACACAGGCTCAGCGTGACGCAGCCGAGACGCGGCTGAAGAAGATCCTCGACGCATTCAACTCGACAAGTTCATCCACCTGACGATCTACTCTGTGAATCGCTCACCGCATAGGGCGCACCTCGAACTGAACAGGCACCCCGGCGCAGACCGGCACCCCTGGCTCGACACCCGCCAGCGGAACCAGTCCATGTCAATCAGCACGGAGGTGTAACCGATGGCCGCATCGACTACGCAGGCGGAGAAGCGCCTGGCGATGCTGCTCGACGAGCGCGAAGTCGTCACCGACAAGTGGGAGGCGCTGAACGCCGCGCTCAACTCCCGCGAAGGCGACGAGAAGGCGCTCACCGAAGTCGAGCAGGAGCACATTCTGAAGTACCGGGAGCGCGTCACCGAGATCGACGCGGAGACTACGACTCTCACGAAGGACATCGAGGCCACGAACTCGGCCATCGAGACGGCACGTCTCGCCCGCAGGGCGATGGCGGGTGTCGAGGAGGGGGTCGAGGTCGAAGGCGACGGCATCATGTACCGCGACTTCGCCACGTACGCGCGTGACTTCATCCTCACCCGCAGCACGCCCGAGTGCGCCAAGATCGCGCAGCTCGCCGGTGGCGAGGAGCAGGCACTCAAGGCACGCGAGCGGATCCAGCTGCTGCAGAGGACTCCGGCGAACACGCTCTCGAGCAACGTCGCCGGTCTGCAGACCCCGCAGTACCTCGACCAGATCTTCCAGATCATCAACAAGAACCGGAACCTGGTCAACTCCGCGATGCGCACGTCGCTGATGCGGGGCACGCTTACGTACCCGAAGGTCACCACTCGTCCGATCGTGTCGGTGCAGGCTTCGCAGAAGACGGAGGCCGGCAACCAGGGCATGGTCGTCGACCTCGTCACGCAGACCGCATCCACGTACCTCGGTGGCGGCGACCTGTCGTGGCAGGCGATCAACTGGACGACCCCGGACGCGCTGTCCCTGTGGTTCGATCTGGCCGCAGCCGACTACGCGCTCAAGACGGAGCAGGACGCCGCGAAGGCGCTCACCGACTCCGCCTTCACGCACCACATCTCGACGCAGGTCGGGGCGACCGACACGTTCGCCCAGATGATGACCGGCATCGGTGCCGGCTACGCAGCCGTGTTCGCCAACAGCGGCCGTGTCGCCGACACGATCTACCTGGCCCCGGACCGCTTCGGCTACTTCCTGGGCCTCACGTCGAACGCGTTCACGCAGTTCATGTCGGTCAACGGCCAGAACATCGGCCCGCTGAACATCGTGATCTCGCGTGGCCTCGACTCCGGCACGATCATCGTCGGGGACTCGGCAGGCCTGCTCGTCGCCGAGACGGCCGGTGCTCCGGTGGAGCTGCGTGTCGTCGAGCCGGCGATCGGCGGTGTCGAGGTCGGCATCATCGGCGCATTCGAGGCCGACGTCGTCGACGACGGTGCGTTCGCGCTGATCACGACCGCCTCGTAACCACGGGGCGCTGGGGGAAGGGAGGGTCTGGCTCCGACAGAGGCCAGACCCTCCCGCTACGAAGGGAGAGAACCGATGTTGAGTGGAATGGAATCGGGCGAGCAGGAGAACGCAGGCGGGATGCCCGTTGGTCCTGAGGCGTACAACCCGTCCGGTCAGGTCATGCCGACTGACGGCGGTCCCGGCTCGAGCCCGACGCCTGCACCTGGCGATGTCGCTTCGGCGGGCCCGGACGAGTACGTGATGCAGCCGAACGTCAGTGGCACCACGGTTCAGGCCAGCCCGAAAGGCAACGAGTTCGCGCCGCCGGCGCTGAGCTGAGATGACGCCGTACAGGGAGCGCCGAGAGGCGGGCGAATACAACCCGAAGGGTGAGAAGCCGCAGTCGACCACGACCGACGACCTCTCCGGCCTCGGCGCTCCGCAACAGGCAGCCCAAGAAGCCCTCGGCCAAAAAGAAGAGGAGTAGCTGATGTTCCTTGCAGTCCTTCTACTGTTCGCTCTTCGCTGGGCGGTGGGTATCGCGTCAGGACAGGCGAACAGCATCCTCGACGCGCTCGCGAAAGGCACCGACTATCCGGGTAACGCCACCGTGTTCGTCAAGCTGCACACGGGCGATCCTGGAGCGGCCGGCACGTCGAACGCGGCCAGCAACACAAGCCGTCAGCAGGCGACGTTCGCCTCCAGTTCGGGTGGCGCGAACGCGACGAACGCCGACGTCGTCTGGTTGAGCGTCAGCGCCGCGGAGACGTATTCGCACGTCTCATTCTGGACGGCGAGCACGTCCGGCACGTTCCTCGGCTCGAGCGCCCTCACGGCATCGAAGACAGTCGCAATCGGTGACACGTTCACGATCCCGTCGGGTTCCCTGACGATGGCCCTCACGCCGATCGCCGCATAGAGGCTGCCAGTTGGCCGACGCTCACAAGAACTTCGCATACAGTCTGGTGGCGACAGCCCCGTCCCCCGCATCGTCTGGGACGAGCCTCGTCGTCACCGCTGCGGACGGAGCGAAGTTCCCTGCAGTTCCTTTCAACGCGACGATCTGGCCGGCCGGCGCGCAGCCGACGACGGCGAACGCCGAGATCGTCAGGGTGACGTTGATCTCGACGGACACGTTCACGATCACACGCGCGCAGGAGAGTTCGTCAGCGCGGACGGTGGTGATCGGTGACCAGATCGCCGCCACGATCACCGCCAAGACGCTCACCGACGTCGAGCACGACCAGTTCGCGAACACATACCTAACCGTCGCAGACGAGACGATCCCGGCTAGCAGTCAGGTCATCTACGAGGACTACTTGGAACTGGCTGCGTCGTTCGAGTACGAACTCGCGACCGACGCGATTCTCGTCATCGGCGACTTCGCTACACCGCTGCCTGCACCAGACCAGAACTCGAACATCTTCATCACCGTCGCGAACGAGACGATCCCGTCGAACAGCGAGGTCATGTTTTCCGACTTCTACGAGTTGTCGCCGCCGTTCGTGGATGAACTCTCGGTAGGAGCGCTCCTGCAAGTCGGGACCGGAACGCCCGTAGTCCCAGTCCTGGGTCTACCGGTGCTTTACGACTCCGGCTACCTGCCTGCTGATGCTGCCCAGATAGACACTGGTGCTGCCGGTATCGCGCAGGGACACTTCGCGCTGCTTGTGGAGGCAGTCCTGCGCTCCACCACGGCATCAACGAACGACAACATCACACTGATCTTCAACAACGACTCGGGTTTGCTCTATGACCTGAACCGCATCCAGAACGTGAACGGAACCGTGACGGGTGCGTCGGTCAGTCAGGGTGCCGGCATGAACATCGGAACCGTTCCAGCGGCGACTTCGCCCGCGGGTGCGTTCGGCTGCTTCACCATGAAGATCCCCGCCTATGACAACCCGAACAACTGGAAAACGGGAGAGGCCACCTCGAGCGCAGCACAATCCACAGTCGCCAACAACATTCAGAGCCGGCAGACGTTCTTGTACGAATCAATCGTGCCTATCTCGCGTTTGAAGATCACCTGCACGGCGAACTGGCTCGCCGGGTCGCGCCTTGTCATCTATGGAATGCAGTAAGGGAGGTTCATTGTGAGTCGTCTGCGCTTCAACAAGATCGCGACGCCAGCTACACCGGCAGCGAACAAAGGCGAGGTGTTCTACTCGAGCACGCTCTCGCCTGCCAACCCCGCGTTCATCGACGAGAACGGGAAAGTAACCAGGCTCGGCGGCGGCTGGTCAGGTGCTGCAACCGCGGCCGTCGGCGGCGGCTTCGCAGCGGACACGTACATATCTGGATCGTCGATCAACATCGGCACCGTCGGCTCATGGAAAGCAGGAATGGTCTACGTCGCCACGTTCGACATGGTCAAGACGTCAGCTGGGACCGCAACGCCGATCGTGATCGTCCGGATGGGCACCGGAGGCACCACGTCCGACGCCGCGATCCTCACGTTCACGCATACGGCCGGGACGGGCGCAGCCGACACGGGAGTCTTCACGATCACCGTCGAGTTCCGCAGCGTCGGAGCGAGCACGGCTGCCGTCATCGCCGGCGTCAGCGAACTCAAGCACCAGCTCGCATCCACGGGTCTGACCTCGGCAGGCACGGCGGGGTATCAGGCTGTTCCCGTTGCATCGTCCGGATTCGACTCGACGACGTCGAACATCATCGGTGTCAGCTTCAACGGCGGTGCGTCATTCGCCGGCACCAACGTCATGTCCAGCGCTGAGCTGACGTCGTAAATGGAATCTCCGAACGGACATGCCGTCGAAGTCCAGATTCCGGTCATCGCCCTGAGCAACATGCCTCTCCGAGTCACCAAGGAGGCGAACGGGAACACCGTTCTGCTGATGGGCCCGATGATGCTGGCGCTTCCAGTCGACGACGACGCGCGCCGCGCGCTCGTTGAGGCGCTAACCGGGATCGCGATACCGGGGGGACCGGTCAGCTAGATGTTCGGTTCTAACGCCTTCGCCTGGCCGTACTTCGGAGAAGCTTACGCCGGAACTACTCACGGGTCACAGACCGGCGCTGCAGCCTTCAACCTCACGTACACGACAGCCGCCGCTGGCACGCGGAAGGCTTTCGGATCCGCCATGCGATCCGAAACACTGACGATCACCACAGCGGGCGTCCGGAATGCGCAGGGTGCTGCAGCACGCGGCGAGACGATCACCATCACGACGTCGGGTGTGCGCAAGACGTTCGGCGCGGCGACGCGTGCCGAGACGCTGACGATCACCACAGCGGCTACGCGCACGGCGATCGGAGCAGCTGCTAGGAGCGAGACGCTGACGATCACGACGTCTGCGGTCCGGACCGCAATCGGGGCAGCGACAAGACCGGAAACGCTGACGATTACGACCGCCGGGTTCAAGGCGACCACCGGATCTGCGGCGCGTGGTGAGACGATCACGTTCGTAGCGGCTGGTGTCCGCACCACGTTCGGCTCTGCTGCTCGAGCCGAGACGCTCACGATCAGCACCGCTGGCACGCGGACGACGTTCGGTGCGGCCTCCAGACCGGAGACGTTGACGTTCACCGCGGCCGGTGTCGTTGGAAAGCTCCCCATCTTTGGCGCGGCAGCGTTCAGCCTCGTCGTCACGAACCATGCGGCAGCCGTACGGACAGCGATCGGTGCTGCATCCCTCCATGAGACTGTCACGTTCACGACCGCCGGCAGGAAGGCGACGTTCGGGGCTGCGGCACAGAACCTCATCCTCACGATCGTCACCACCGCCAACGCCAACTTCCGTGACGCCGCACATCTCAACTTTCACCTTGCACTCACAACGTCAGGCGAGGCGATCCCGAAGTCATATCCGGCGGGACCGGCAGGATTCATCAGCGAGACGATTGAAGGCGATATGGTCGAGGCGTTGAGTGGTCGACTCGCCGAAACGCGTGAAGGGAGCCTGGTCGGATGACCCAGATCGTCAGCTTCGTCAGCTACACGCCGCCGCAACGCTTCGACGCACTCCCGTGGACGCATGTGCAGATCGAGGAGGCAGCTTCGAGCAGCGGCACATGGGCGATCATCGACACGCTCGCACTGTCGCCGCTCGACGTCGACCCGACTGATCCGCAGGCCAGGTCGTTCACGACGGAGAACGGGACGGCGACAGACCAGTGGTATCGCATCTCGTTCGTCGACGCCAGCCTCAATCTGAGCGAGCCGACACAGCCAGTCCAGAACACGCCAACCGACGCGCCGCCCGTTGTCGCCTACATCGACACTGACGAGCTGTTCCGCATCCTCAAGGTGCGGCAGCCCACGGCAGACCAGATCACCGCTGCGAACCGTGTCATCCTGACGGCGTCCGGCGAGATCGACGCGGAGATCGACCGGAGCAGCACGACAGCGCTCGAAACGTGGAAGTTGGATCTCGCGAAGACGGTCTGCCTAGACCGAGCTTGTGATCTGTGGCGACACACGGAGTCCGCGCCGGGGATCCTCGGCGTCGTCGACGAGTCGGTGCCGACGACGTTCGGCCGGTACTCATGGGAACGGTACGCGCAGCGGCTCGCGCCGCTCAAGGAGCAGTGGGGAATTGCGTGAAGAACTGATGAGGGTGATAGCATGGAAACATGGAATGCTCCGTCGAGGGCTGCAATCAGCAGGTGCGTGCGCGCGGCTGGTGTCCGAAGCACTACCAGCGTTGGCGCACGACCGGCTCAGCGGAACACGAAAAGGACAAGACTCAGATCGCGCGGTTTTGGATGCGTGTCTCTCAACGCTCAAGCGGGTGCTGGTTATGGATGGGGGGATGCCGCAGTGACGGCTACGGCGCTTGGCGCTATGGCGGCAAGCAGGTCGCTGCGCACAGACTCGCATACATGCTCGTCAAGGGCGACATCCCAGAGGGGCTGGTTGTCATGCACTCATGTGACACGCCCCGTTGCGTCAACCCAGCGCATCTCAGTCTTGGCACGCCAGCCGACAACGCCGCGGACGCATCACGTAAAGGACGACGTCTTCCTGGTAGCAAGAACCATCAAGCGAAACTCTCTGAGGCTCAGGCCGTCTGCATCCGCAGTGAGTACGCCATCGGGAAAGTCACTCAGGCGGAACTTGCCGCTCGGTACAAGGTCAGCGTCAGTCTCATTGGTGCCATCGTCACTCGGAAGGCGTGGCGTCACATCTAGGGGCGCGTCCTAGCCGCGATGGCGACCATCGCTCAGGTCATGGACGCCATGGCCGCACAACTCGAGAACGAGCTTCAGCCGTCCGCGCCTGTCGTGCTGCACATCGAGCCGCGCGCCTTCTCGGTGGCGGAGACGCCGGCGATCGACATGCTCCTCGCCAACCCGACCGGGCTTGAGGCTGGACTGGCCGCGTTCGCCGACCTCTACGGCGGCATCCCCATCACCCTCCGCGTCCGCGTTTCAACGGCAGACCTCTACTCGGGTGAAGATCTCCTGCTCGCGCTGATGGACGACGAAGACGACCTGTCGATCATCAAGGCGCTCGACTCCGACCACACGCTCGGCGGCTGGGCCCAGGACATCAAGTGGAACGATGGGTTCCCCTGGTCCGGCTACACGGACTTCACCGACGTCAACGGCGACGGGTTCTTTCTCGGTTCGCTACTCCAGATCGTCGTCACGAAGGCGACCAGTTGATCGTCAAGCCTGCCGGCTTCGACGAACTGAATCGTGCGGCGCAGGTGTACCCGTCATTCCTGTTGCCGAAGGACGGAGGCACAGCCCTGTCGCTGTTCGCTGCCGGCTTCTGGGGCTGGAACGACGGCATCCATCTGATTCGCGCCGGCCTCACCATCGACTTCGTCGACACCGACCGTGACAAGCTCTTCGAGATGGCGTCGCTGATGCCTCAAGGTCATGCGTTCCATGTCGATGACGCGTGGGAGTTCGCCGCGCGCGCTGTGAACGCAGATCGCGAATGGGATGTTGTCTCGGTTGACCCGTTCATGGGTGACGCCGCCGACCGTGCCTGGGACACGTTCTACCTGTGGACGATGGTCGCGCGGAAGATGCTGACGCTCACAGTGACTAGCGACAAGCGCAACATGCAGCTGTACGCGCCCGAGGGTTGGACGATGTCGTTCTTCCCGCGGAACGAGAGAGTCGACTGGCTGGTGATGACGCGTGATGCCTGAAGTCGAAGTGCTCGCGCAGCCGGTCGAGTTGATCGGTGAATGCAACACGGGCGGCTGCCTCGAGTTTGCGCTGAACCTGCACAAGGCGGTCATGGACCGCAAGTACCGCGTCGGCGCGTCGATCATGCCGACGCCGGAGACTCTCATCGACTGGCGAGCAGAGCATCGCACGGCGAGAAAGCGCGCTGACCGTTGCGAGAGGATGGGCTACCGCTTCGCCGAGGTCGACTACAGCCTCTACGCCGACGACATGTATGCGATCAACACGTCTCTGCCGACCCGCCAGGGCAGGCCTATGAGCGACGGCTACCTGCACCGTGTCGAGCGCGGCAAGCTACCCGACTATCCGTGCGCCGCTCACCGGACGATCACGTACGGCGTCCTGAGCGGACGGACACTAGTCGCCTATATGACGTTGCACCGCTCGAGCGAGCTCGCGATGGTGAGCATGATCCTCGGCCACGGCGACCGTCTCCGCGACGATGTCATGTATCTGCTCTTCGCCGGCATGGTCGATGATCAGGCTGGGCACGGCGGGATCCTCTATTACAACCGCTGGGATAGTGGACGAGAGGGGTTGCGTTTTTACAAGACGCGAGTCGGTTTCGCGGAGGGCAACGTGGAGTGGGTGCTGTGAGCGACTGTTGGACTTGGTCTGGTGCTACCGCAGGCGCTGGGTACGGCACCGTCTACCTCTCTGGTAGAGGTCTTCAGTACGTTCATCGCGTCGTCTACGCGATCGTTCGCGGAGATATTCCCCAGGGACTTGAGATTGACCATCTCTGTCGTAACAAGCTCTGTTTCAACCCGGACCATCTTGAGGCTGTTACTCACGCAGAGAACAGGAGACGCGCTCGCGTTGAGAGGTGCGTGCGCGGTCACTTGCTCGACGGAGGACGAGAGCGACCGGGTCATGGTCGCGTATGCAGGAAGTGCGATGCGATTAGAGCGTCGAAATACAGGGCCAGGAAGATGGCTAATGCTGCCTAGCGACGTGACCGTCGTCAGTTGCCTGTACGGATCGAGCCACGATGACTTCCTCGGCGACTGGCTCTCGAGCGTGAAGAAACTGGAGCCGGCTCCCCGCGAAGTGCTGATCGCGACCGACCGCTACCGTCACCTCACCGACGGTTGCATCGAGGTGTTCCGCCGCCGCCACGGCTGGAAGTACCCGCAGGCGTTCCACCTCAATACGGCGCTCGAGCAGGTCAAGACGAAATGGGTGTGGCAACTCGACATCGACGACATCGCATTCCCCGGTGCGCTGGCTGACATCAATGACCGTGGGTCTGACGTGGTGCAGATGGGATACAAGCGATCCGACGGAGAGATCCACCTGCCGCAGTGGGGAGGTCCGATCAACCAGTACGTCGCAGGGTCGATCGTCCGCGCCAAAGCGATCAGACACATCGGTGGTTTCCGAGATGTCGAGCACCAGGACTCGGATCTCTGGGAACGGCTCATCGAAGCCGGAGCGGTGTTCGCGTCAGCCGATCGGCCACGGTTCCTCTACCGCCGCCACGCGCAGGCCAGGACGGAGCGAGAGGCCCATGCTGTCGCCTAACGAGGTGACCGCCGTGATCGTGACCCGCGGCGACGTCGACCTTCAGCCCGTGCTCGACTCGCTCATCTTCGACGAGGTGATTGTCTACGACAACAGCAGGCTGCCAGATCTCAAGACCTATGGCCGTGTCGCAGCCGCCGCCAGCGCGTCGAACACGGCTATCTACAGCCAGGACGACGACATCCTCCACTCGCCCAAGCAGCAGAGGCAGATTCTCAACGCCTACGAACCCGGTGTGCTGACTGGCTGCATGTGGCGGGAATGGTCAGAGGGTGCTCGCAGGCAGGGGATTGAGAACGGCTACGACGATCTCGTCTTCCCCGGCTCCGGGTCGATCTCCGACTTCTGGGTCTGGGAGTCCGCGCTCGCTCGGTACACGACCAAATGGATGCCAGACGACTTCCTTCACCTCTGGTCGGACACGATCATCGGAGTCATCTCTCCGACGAAGCAGCTCGACATCCGCTTCGAGGAACTCGACTGGGGCAACAACGACAACAGGATGGCGCACATGGACGACGCCGTCGCGTTGAAGACAGAGGCGATCCGCCGCGCGCGCGAGGTGCGAGATGCGGGATAACGCACCGTTCAACTTGAACGACCTCGAAGACCTTGACACGCTCTTCATGTCGAAGGCCGAGCGGGTCGTTCCACTCCGTGAAGTCGTCGCCGGCGCACGGTCACCGAACGTGATCGGGATGCGCCACGACTGCGACAACGCACAGTCGCTCGTCATCGCCACCCACATGGCGGCGTGGGAGGCAGAGCGCGGCTACCGCTCCAGCTATTTCATTCTCCACGACTCGCTCTACTGGGATGCGGACGGGTTTGAGGATTACCTGGAGGAGATCGCGTCGCACGGCCATGAGATCGGCATTCACGTCAACGCGCTCGCAACAGCGCTGCGGACGGGTTGCGACCCGGACATGATCCTCGAGGAGGCGCTCGAGCGTCTGCGTGGGCTCGGCCATGACGTCGTCGGAGCTGCGGGTCACGGTGACCGTCTCTGCAGTTACGGGGCTGGCGAAGGTGAGGGCTGGTTCGCGAACGACGAGCAGTTCCTCGAATGCCGTCGCGGACAGGTGGGCGACACGATCATCGAGGGAGGAAGCCGTGAGGTGACCCGTGGCGCGGCGAGCATTCTGATCCAGCCGCGGCCGATGGCGGACTTCGGCTTGGAGTACGAGGCGCTCTTCTGCGCGCTGCCGTTCTACTTCCGGTTCAGCGATTCGGGTGGCAAGTGGAACCCGGACTGGAGGACGACCGCTCCCCTTTTCGACGGGTGGTGCAGGACGGCGGACGTGCCACAGAAGGACACGGATCCGAAGCAGCTTCACATGCTCATCCACCCCGACTGGTGGGGCAACGCATTCCCGATGGTGCTCGCGTGATGCAGACGCTCTGGTTCGTGGTCCCTGTCCACGGTCGGCTACCGCTCGCGAAAATCTGCCTGCGCCAACTGCGACGCACCTGTGACGCGCTCTACGGGGATGGCGTCGACGCGAGCGCGGTCGTCGTCAGCGACCACGACTCGCTCGAGGAGCTGGACGTCGTTGGCCTGAAGTTCGGCTGGGTGGTCCGCGTCAACGACTACACGTCGGCGAAGTTCAACGACGGCATCCAGTTGGCGACCGACCCGCGCTACAACCCGACCCCAGTCGACTACGTCGTGCCGTGCGGCTCCGACGACTGGCTCGACCATCGCCTCTTCACCGAACCGCTGCCGTACGAGAACGAGATCTTCGGTTTCCAGCACATGTCGTTCGTGCGCGAGGATGGCAGGGAGATTGTCTCGCCGAAGATCGGCTACGCGGGTGGGTCTGGTATCAGGATCATTCCGCGGCAACTGCTCGAGCCTCTCGACTACCGGCCGGCGGATGAGGACAGGATGCGCGGCGTCGACACGTCGATCCTGTCGAACCTCAACCGTGTCCACCCCGACCTGGAGGTGAGGCATTGGCACATGCACACACGCCAGATCGTCGACTGGAAGACGCCCGGCATCCAGTTGAACTCGTACAAAGAGGTGACTGCGATCCACGGGGCAGATTCACCGGAAGACCCGTTCGAGGCTCTCGCGGACTTCTACCCGACGGAGGCGCTGGAGGAGATGCGGGCGTACTACGGGATCGACGCGATCGACGAGCTAGAGGCAATCGGGAGCACGGCGTGAAGTACCTCCTGCTGGAGGTGCAAGGCCAACGTGAGTACCGCGGCCACAAGCCGGGAGAACGGTTCGTGACGCGGCTTGACCCGGCGCTCGAGCGCGGCATCGTCCGCGGCAACGTCGTCGTGCTCGCCGAGGTGGAACAGAAGCTTTCGGAGGGCCAGTACGGACTCCCAGAGGATTGGCCGGCGTCATCGTCGGCTGATGTCACACTCACCGAGAGAGGAGGAAACAAGTGACGTACACAAAGAAGACGGCACTCCACGATCGCATCACCGTGGACGGTGTCGACATGAGCAACGCGTTCGACTCGTTCGGGTTCACGTCGGACGACCAGGACGTCGACGTCTCAGGCTTCAGCGTGTCCGGTGTCGACGAGACGTTGTCGGGCACCCGCGCGGAAGGCTTCACTGGGGAGATGTTCATCACCAGGGAGACGGAAGCGCTGATGTTCCCGATCCACCAGAACCGAACGATCGTCCAGGTGTCGTGGCAGCCCGACGGGCTCATCGACGCGACCAGGACGACGTATCACGCCAACTGCCAGCTGCGGACGTACGACCCGTCGGCTGCACGCGGCCAGCCGTACAAGACGACGGCGACGTTCAAGGTCGCAGATCCGAACGGAATCACGACCTCGTAAAGAGGTGACATTCACTACAGAAGGAGCTACGCGTGGCCGCTGAAACCACAACGGAGGAACCGAAGCAGGAGTACGGCTACACCATCGATGGTGAGGTGTATCCGGAGCCGGAGAACCTCACCATGGATGACCACCGCATCATCAAGAAATACACGGGCTGGAACTTGCGTGACCTCGCCGCGAAAACGGCTGACGCCATGTACGTCGACCAGGACGGGATCACGGCGATCATGCACATCTCGTACCGGCACGCCCATCCGGACATGAGCTTCAACGAGATCGCCGAGATCGTCGGGCGTGTGAACCTGCAGGAGGCGCAGAAGACGATGGAGAAGGCGTCCGACGGTGAAGTCCCTTTGGACCAGGAGTCGACGATGAAGCCCGACGAATCATCGCCGAGAAGAACGCCCTCTACGAACAGTCCTTCTGGGATCGCTTCGCCGACGAGTTCGGAGAACTCGGACGAGAACCCCGCTACTACTACGACGGACGAGTCGGACACATCCTCCCAGCCGTCGGACCCGGAAACAGCGGAGGCGTTGGCGAGTTGACACCCGGTGACCTGATGTTCGCCGTCATGCTCTTCGACTCCAAGTACGAGGCTGGGGACGAGGACTAGATGGCCGGACGTCTCGAGAACCCGGTCATCATCTCCGGGTTCACCGAACTCGAACGTGACCTGAAGGCGACCAGTCCTGCGCTGCTGAAGGCGATGCGGACTGGCGTCATCCTCGCCGTAGAGCCGATCAAGCGGGACGCGGACAGGCTCGCCCTCACGCAGATCAGTGGCATGAAACGTGCCAGGAAGTCGGCGCGACGCACAAGGGGCTTCATCGGACCGCTGCTGCCGGCGTGGTCGGTGCAGAAGACGGGCGAGAACACGAAAGAGGTCTACATGGTGCCGACGGAGAAGGGCGCACGGGCTCGCGAGAACTCGGCTCTGCGCCGGCCAACGTTCGCGACTCTGATGCTCGGCAAGTCATACGACCCGGCGCTCGAGGGGAACCGTGTCCAGGTCGTGAACACGGTTGACCATCTAATCGGCTCCGTGACGAGGACGTTCTAGTGGCTGCACCGCTGATCGTCCGTCTCATCATGGACGCGGCCGGGTATCTGAAGACCTCAGATACCGCGGTCGCGTCGAACACGAAGCTCGCATCGTCGGCATTGCGCGTCGGCGAGGCGATGCAGATCTCGTCGAAGCAGAGAGTCGAAGCGTCGCTCCGCGCCACCGAGGCGATGAAGGCTGAGGTCGTCGGGTACCAGAAGCTCGCGGCGTCGGCGACGGAGAGTGCTGCCGTAAGGACACGGGCTGCGCTACTAGCCGAGAAGGCTGAGGGTCGCCTCAACGCGCAACTCGGTCTGAGTTCCGCCGCCCAGGTTGCCGCGTCAAGGTCTGTCCAGACGGGTGAACGTGACCTTGGCAAGTTCACTCGCGGTGCGCTGGCCGGTTCGGGGGCTGCATCGTCGCTTGGCCGTTCGTTGGCGTTCGCGTCGACGGGGTTCATCGCCGTCGCCGGCACCTCGACACTGATCGCGTCGTCGATCAAGGCGTCACTGGATCTGGCGAAGACGGAACGCCAGGTTGGCGCGCAGTTGAAGACGACCGGCAAGTCGTGGAAGGACTACGGCGGAGAGATCGACCAGGCTGACCTGAAGCTCTCCCACATCTCCGGCTTCACCAACCAGGAGCTGCTGCAGGGGTTCGGCTATCTCGTCCGCGTCAACGGCAACGTCTCCGAATCGCTGAAGCTGACAGGCGAAGCAGCCGACGTCGCGCGAGGCCGCAACATCTCGCTCGCCTCAGCAGCCATCGCCCTCGCCAAGGCACAGGGCGGATCCGTGACGGCGCTGCGCCGGCTCGGCATCGTCATCCCGAAGGGCGTCGAAGGGTTGAAGGCGCTCGCGTTCGTCCAGGAGAAGTTCGCAGGACAGGCAGCAGCAGGGGCGACGGTCGGCGACAAGTTCCACGCGAGCCTCGTCAACACCGAGGAGATCATCGGCAACGCACTCCTGCCGACGTTCACGCGGCTGACGACCGAGATCGGCGACTGGCTCGCCAGGATGAACGAGTCAGGTCGGCTGCAGCGCGACGTAAACGACATCGTCTCGACGGCCGGCGTGGTCTTCCACACGCTCGCCGACGCCATCAGAATCGTCGACGACGTAACCGGCAGCTTCGGAAACACACTCAAGTTCGTGCTCGAGCTCGGCGTCGCCTACTGGGCCGCGAAGGGAGCAGTCGCGCTCGAGGCGCTCGCCGGCAAGTGGGGACTGGTCGCTCTTTCGGCAGAGACAGCCGCGAAGGCGGAGACGGCCGCTCTTGGTGTCGGGGGACTCGCAGTCGGGGCGGGCGTCGCAAGCACGGGCGCAGCTGCAGTCACGACAAGGACTGCTCGGAACCTGCCGTCCGTCTTCGGCGAGTACGCGAGCACGGGAGAGATCGCTGCGGTCGGCGGGGCAGCAGCCATCGCGACGTCGAAGGTCGCGTCGCTTCGGAGTGCCCTGTTCGGACTGGCCGGCAAGGTGTTTGTCACCACGCTGGTCATCCAGCAGGTGCTCGCGCACGAAGGCTTCATCGACCGCAAGACGAACGCCGCCGCTCGAGCGCTCGGCGGTACGCAACCGTCTAGCAACTCGTTCACGTCCCAGCCAGGGCCGATCTCGTTCATCCAGCATCCGATCCGGTCGTTCTTCCAGTCGCCGGGACTGATCGACGCAGCGAACAAGCTCTACGAGGCCGAGTACAACGCTATGCAGGCGGCGATCACTCAGACGTTGCTGCACCAGGCCGGCGGCATCCCGAAGGCGTTCCAGATTCCTGGCCTCACCCTGAGCAGGACGGGCGGTTCGACGTTCGGGCCGTTCGGTTCGGCGAAGCCGATCACCGTCTACACGAAGTACGTCGAGACGCTCGACGAGCAGATCAACGTCGCGCAGGCTGCGCTGACCAACTCGACCAAGGACGACGTAACGGCAGCCAAGGCGATCATCGCCCGGATCAAGAACCAGATCGACAAGGGCCACCTGGAAGGGGCCAGTCTCATCCAAGCGCTGCAGGACGAGGCGACCCAGCAGGGTGTCCTCGACAACGCGCGCCAGAAGGCTGCTGCTCAGGCGGCGAAGATCGCGGCGGCCAAACTGGCAGCGGCCAGCTCGTACACGACGCCGATCGACCTCCAGATCGCGGAGGTCAGGACGCAACTGACGAAGACGACCTCGGACGACATCCAGGTCGAGAAGCGGATCCTCGCTGCGGCCGAGGCTGCCCTCAAATCAGGCAAGAAGAACAAGCAAGGCCAACTCGCCGCGCTACAGGTGATCCTGCAGGCGCAGCAGGCCATACAGGGCTTGACGCAGCAGAGCGACACGACGTTCACGCAGCCTCTGAAGCTCCAGTTGGCGCTCGCGAAGGCGCAGGCGACAGGCGGCGACCAGACCAGGATCCTCCTACAGGAGAAGGCGGCGCTCGAGAAGGCGCTCAAATCGTCGAAGGGCAACATTCAGAAGCAGATCGACATCTACAACCAGATCTCGTCGATCAACCAGCAGCTCGGGGCGAGCGCCACCGCAGGACTCAGCAAGTTCAAGCAACTCAACGTCAAGAAGTTGAGCGACAACCTCGGCCTGTCGCCGGCAGCGCGTAAGGCGCTCGAGGCGCGGCTGTCACAGATCGGCCCGCATGGCACCGTTCCGGGTGAAGGCACGGGCGCGTACGGCTTCACGATCGGACGCGACGGCCGGCCGATCCACGTCCACACGCACATCAGCATCGACGGCAAGAAGGTCGCCGACAACACGACGAAGCATCAGCAGCGCCGCCGCCGTCGCAACTCGTCGCAACGTCGCGGACCCGTCGCAGGCGGGGCAGGCTAGATGCTCACCTGGAACTATCCGGGCAGCACGTCGATCTCCATCACAACCGACACGATCGCCGGACACAGCTACATCTTCAGCTGCACCGACGCGAGCACGATGCACTCACAGTCGTTCACCGGCACCGGGTCGCCAATGACCAGCACCATCACCGGACTGAGCGGCCTCTCGTCCGGTGATGCGTTCGGCGGCAAGGTCCAGGACGACACCACGAAGGACTTCCTGGGAGCGAACAACTTCAACTTCGGGACTGCGTCAACGGACGGTGGAGGCATCAGTGGAGTCTGGACGTTCGATGGAGCGAGTACGTTCACGCTCACCTTCACGGGTGTCGCCGGAGTCTCCTACAACCTGCAGGTCAACTACTACTCCGGAGGTAGTGCGTTCGAGGAGTACGGGACACCGTTCACGGCCACGGGGTCGCCGCAGTTGGTTTCGCTCACCGCGGCGAACACGCCCGCTCTCGACTTCATCGGCTCGCTGTGGCTGAACCAGGACACCTTCACCAGCCCGTCGTCGCGCGTCTTCGACGCCGGCACGTCCGGCGCGGGTAGTCCCGGCAACCCTGGCGGAGATGGTCCCGCTGTCACCGGGCGTGTCCTTATCGCATGGGACGACGGCCCGCTCGTCGCAGATCCGACTTGGACGGCGATCGACCAGGGCGGCGACTTCCCCGACCAGTTCGTCTCCGGCTTCGACACCCATGTCGGGAGGCAGACGCTCACATCCCAGACCGAGACGGGAACGGCGACCGTCTACGTGAACGACCGCTCAGGCCTGTTCGATGACCGCAACATGTCGAGCCCGTACCAGGGGAAGTTGAGCGGACGTCAGATCATGTTGCAGATCTTCAACCCCGTCAGCTCCACCTGGGAGCCACAGTTCCGCGGCCTGATCGACGACTACCGCTATGACATTGACGGGTCAGCAGTCGATGTGAACGGCGACCCGATCAATGCGAGCATCCAGATCGAATGCGTCGACGTCTTCGACTACCTGAACGGGTACGGGTTGACGCCAGGACTGGACGGCGATACACCGCCGACGGGGGCAGAGGACAGCGTCTACTACCTCGCAAACGGAGTCGGGGACACGGTGGCGACGCGGATCCTCCAGATCCTGACGGACGCGAATGTCGACCCCTCCATGTCGTTCTTGGCGAGCGGCAACATCCAGGTGATCGCAACGCAATACAACGCTGACGAGTCGGCACTCACCGCGCTACGCGACTGCGCCGACGCCGAGTTGCCATTCATCGGAAATATCTATGTGGACAGAAGGGGACTCTTTTGTTTCCGCGGTAGGTACAGCAGGTTTGCTCCTGATGACGTCGCGGCCGAGCCTGGTTCGACATGGGACTTCACGCGCTGGCCGGTCGGCGACGGGAAGGCGATCCTGGCCGACGCGACGCGCGCGCAGATTCGCATCCTCTCCTACTCACGGGACCGGGGCGACCTCGTCAACGCCGCCCTGTGCTACCCGCAGGGGACGCAGCCGGCCGACATCCCAGGCCAGGTGTTCGCCAATTCTGCTTCGATCACCGCATACGGCAAGCATGAGCTGAACCCGATCACCGACCTGATCGTAGGAACCTACGTCGGGCCAGGCACGATCTCACCCGACGACGGGATCACCCAGTGCGCCCTCTACGCCGAGCTGCTCGTCAAGAACAAGAAGGATCCGCGGATATGTCCCACCGCCGTCCAGTTGAAGACGGTGCATCCGACCGACTCGCGCGCGACAACGACCTGGGACACGCTGACGAAATGCGACATCGGCCACATCGTCAACATCGCTGTCGGCTATCCGGGCGGCACAGGACTGGCCGGCGACAGCCCCGACGACGACTACTACATTGAAGGGAAAGCGCTGGTCGTGAGGCCACTCGACCCGACCTTCGACTACGTTGAGCTGAACCTCGAGGTGTCGCCGTTCGTCTGGTCAGCCGACACGCACAGTGTCTTCCCGGCGTTCGGTTCCTGATGCCTAACCGCGACTACCTCCAGCACGGGTCGCGGCATCGGCCGATGGGAAGCGACCCGATCCCTGCTGGTGCGATCGCGGACATCGGATTGCCTTCGGCTGTGTTCTCGACGACGATCGGCTCGCCGATCACGGACCCGGCTGCCGCAACTGACGTGGCGTTCGACACGGTCCAGACGGACTCCCTCGGAGCAACCTACTTCTCCATCGTCAGCGGTAACGCCAACATCGCGCCTGGCTTCTACTACTGCCTCGGCGTCATCCACTTCGCAGCCGTCGTCGACTGGCACACACTCGGACCGATAGCCCAATTCGCGACGAACTCGGGGACCCTCGGTGCCGTCAACCTGGGCGAGTCACAAGCCATCTCCATCGCCGGCAACCCGACCTACATCAACCAGATGGTGTCCACGACCTTCGTCTGGTCAGGCTCTGTATTCGGCGTGTCGAACACCTTTCAGGCTGACGGCATCACGACACTCCCGTCAGGTATCGCAGTCTCATACGCGGTTGTCGTCCGCATCGGTGGTGGCTACACGGTGTTACCGCCGTAATGAGAAAAGAAGATGGCGGAGGGGCGAGCCGCAGCACCGATCCAGCAAGAGGATCATCTGAGGGAACCGATGTCAGCCTCCGCGAATACCTACACGCTGAAATTCAGGCGGTAGAACATCGCTCCGAGGCGAGGTTCGAGTCGATGCAACGCGCCGTCGATTTGGCTCTCGAGGCGAACGATCGTCGCTTCGAAGGAGTGAACGAGTTCCGGCAGACATTATCCGACCAAGCCGCGAATTTCGTCACTCGCGACGCGATGTCGTCTCTAAACGAAAAGCTGCAAGCAGCGATCGAACGCAACAGCGCAGACCTGCGCCTCCTCTCGCAGAGGATCGATCGACGTGAAGGTGAGGAGAGCGGTGCGAGGATCACCAAGGGCACGTTGTATTCGGCCCTCGTCGTAGCGATCGCAGCGCTCGGAATCTTCATCGCGCTCGCCAACTACTTCACACACCGCTAGGGAGAGAGGAATAGATGACGCTGCCGAGACCGAGCCGAGCCCCGAAGCGGATTCCGCTCTGGGCGTGGCACCTCAACGAGTGGCTGAACAGTGGCAAGCAGGGTCCGCGGCCACGGCGCGCTCCCAAGCGTGTCCCCGCATGGTTCTGGCTGTGGCGGCTCTACCGTCTCGCTCTCGTCCAGAAGGCCGGCTCGAGGGCGTGGAAGAAATACCTGAAAGAACTCAACGCACAGCCCGACCCACATGCTGCCGTCACGAAACTCCGAGCCGCCATCGTCAACTGGGCGAAATACGGGATCGCGCACAACTCGGAGATCCACTACACGCAGTCGACCGCGCGCGACGATTTCCTTCACTATCCGCGCGGCCATCTCCCGATGTCCCTGGACTGCTCTGCGTGGGTGACCCAGGACTACTGGGCAGCTGGAGGGCCAGACCCGTCAGGCTTGAACTTCCGCTACGTCGGCTTCACAGGTTCAATCCTCGCATTCGCGTACAAGCACGGCAAGGTCTTCACCGACCTGTCGCTAGCAAAGCCCGGCGACCTAATCGTGATCGGACCTGGCAGCGGCTGGCACGTCACGATCTGCCTCGAGGCTGGAGCCGACCCGATCGTCGGGTCGCACGGCAGCGAGCCCGGTCCGCTCTCCGAGCATCAGTCGTATGACCGTCGCATTCCCAAGAGGGTCTGTCAGATCCTCCCGTAGAAAGGAAGAAGAATGCCTGCTAAGGCTGGAATAAAGACCACAGAGTTCTGGTCGAACGTCGTCCTTCAGATCCTGCTTCTGCTGAACACGCTCGGCGTCTGGAGCTATATGCCGCAGAGGTACACAGTCATCGTCCAGGGCATCCTCGGCGCTGCGTACGCCTTCTCGCGTGGCATCGCCAAGATCAGTCCTCCAGGTTCCGTGCCGGCGACGGCCGTCTATCCCATCGAGCCTCCGGGTGACACAACCGAAGCACCACCGAAGTGAGGCGCGCAATCGTAGGGGCAGCGCTGCTAGTCGCAGGCATTGCTGTCGCAGTAGCTGTCGGGGGAAGCACAGGCAAGAGCGATGTTGCGTTGGCTGTTGCGAACGCCGCGGGCTCGAACGACTGTGCTACGTCGCCAGCTCAGACGTTGAGCAACGGTGTGGTGGCAAGCGTCGTCGCCTGCGTTCCGGTTGCACCGCCTACGACGACGACCGCTCCGACGACCACGACGTCACCGACCACGACGTCTACGTCACCTCCGAGTTCGTACGACCAGGCGATCGCCTACTCGCAGACCCGGCCGGCCTTTACTCCGACTCGGACCGTCAACGTGACGACCGCTGCCGGGCTGAAGTCCGCGCTTTCGAGTCTGCAGGCGGGCGACCTTGTCAAGGCAACGTCGTCGTTCACAGTCACGTCCGGCTCTTCGACGCCGCTCGTCATCACTGCGCGTCCGTCGGCGACTGCTGAGATCGACCTGACCGGCGTGACGATCTCGTTCACGGGCTCGAGCGACACCGAAGCGGTTGAGCTGAACAACGCGGCGAACCTCAACATCTTTGGCGGTTCGGTCACGACCGGCCCCTCCGGCGGCATGTGTCTCCGCATCTTCGGGACCCAGCATGTCCTGTGGTACGGCTTCAAACTCGACACCTGCGGCGACACCGGCCTCCAAGTGATCGCGTCCGGTACGAATCCGACCGACCACGACGACCTACAAGGAGAGATCAGCAATGTGGGGCTTCACACTGCCTACGACCCGCACTCGGAGAAGGGAACTGGTCTTCATGGAGCCAACCTTTGGGACGGGCCTTCGTCAGCTGACTTCACGAACAACCGCTTCGCGTTCTACGCCCACGACATCCCCGTCGGCGCGTGCGTCGAGTACGGCAACGACACCGGCCGCGCGACCAGCGACACGCTCTACCTCGACTGCCAGAACGAGACGGAGGTAGCGACCTCTCAGACCGGCGGCAACGGCGTCCAGTTCTGGGGGAGCAAGATGCCGACGGCGACACTCTCGATGCCCTACGTCGAGTGCAACAACCTGCAGGGAGCCTGCGTCTACTCCATCGCCAACGCGCCAGGGGTCACAGTCGCCTACGGTCGCGCCACGGCGACGAACAAGAACACGCGCATCAACGGAACGCAGCCGTGGGTCGCAGGACGCGGCATCGTCTACCAAGACGTCCAACCAGCGCCGTAGAAGAGAGGAACGAATGACGACAGCAGAGCTACGCAAACAGTCAGCCGACGAGTTCAGGGCCGCATACGCGGACAAGCTCGGCGAGGCCAAGACGGACGAGATCATCGAGACGATGCTTTCCGCCGACACGGCCTACGCAGCGAACGGGGCGATCGTCTCTGGCGTCTTCTGGGTCCAGGTCAACGTCGACGACTGGGACGGCCAGCCGAAGGCGTACGTCGGCGAAGGAGGCGGTGTCTTCACGCCCGGCGGTGGTGCGCTCATCGGTGCCGTCTACACAGACGACCTTGATGGCCTCCTTGCGAACACGACCCGGTTCGAGGTGAACGCCGCGGCGGCGTACACGTCCATCGTGTTCTTCGACGACGACTCCAACTGCCTCGGCTCCTACCAGTCCGGCAGCGTCAGCACCGTCATCGGGATCGGCGGCGGCAAAGGCAGTTGGGCGTAACCGCACCGTCACCGCCGACTAGGTACGCTCGACACATGCCCAGAGAACGCCTACTACTCGAGGACATCCTGCTCCGCATCGAGCAGTCACTCCTACGCATCGAGAGGAGGATCATCAACTTGACCATCGACCAGGCAACATTCGACACCGACCTCGCCGCGCTCGTTCAGGCGGTCACCGACCTCGACACGGCAGTCGAGGCGTGGATCGCCGCGCACCCCGACGTCGACCTGACCGCCGAGGACACATCCGTCCAGACGGCAGCCGCCGCGGTTTCCGCCGAGCTTGCGAAGCTCGCACCGCCGGCCGCGTAGCGTCCACGAAGCTAGAGGGCTGGTTGGCGTATCTGTCGCCAGCCCTTGACTTCGTCCGAGAGCGTTGATAGCTTCCTTGGCGTCTAGTTCCCTAGAGGAGGCTTTCAGACAACTCATGAGTCCGATGCCTACACCAGAATACGTTCGGTTCCTCGACGACCTCCACAAGGCGAAAGGGGTGAACCATGGGCAGACTCGCATTCCTGATCGTGACAGTCTCGGCATTCGCGCTCCTCGTAGCGAAGATCGTTCCGTCGATCCACTCGTACTGAGCCAGCCCATGAAGGCGCTCGCCGAAGCCCACAAGGCGTGGGCACGCCGTCACGCGCCACACCTGCTTGAGGGCTGGCTCGATGACTAACTGTGCGCGATGTCAGCGACGGTTGAAGAAAGGCCGCTGGATCTATTCGACGTTCACGGGTCAGCGGTACTGCTGGCCGGGGGAAGGCTGCCAGCGTAAGGCCCGGTCGAAGAAGGCGCGCGTATGAGCGACGACAACAACCCCATCGACTGGATGCTCGCAGGCCTCGAACTCGCCCACGAGGAGTACCAGCGGCGTACAGCGCTCGCATGGCTCGTCCTCTGCTACGACGAGGAGGCGATCAAGGACGGCGACCACGACGGGATCGTCGGCTGCTACGGCCCGTTCGCCTCACCCGAGGAGACGCTGATCGAGAAGGTGAAGCACGACGCCGCGAGCGAGGAAGGCTTCGCCAACGTGATCGTGCCGCTGTACGCACCCATCCGATGGAAGGACGAGAAGTGAGCGAGACAGAGATTGAGATCGTTCCGCTGACCGATGACCAGACCGCCGCGATCCGAGAGCTTCGGTTCTGCTGCACGAACCTCGACCATACGGTCGCGTTCGGACTCACGAAGGAACTCACCATCGCTCAACGGATCGGCGGTGGCGTCACCCCGGTCACGCGCTTCACGAACCGAGAGACAGGCGAGAAGACCATCGAGTACGACGTGATGATGGGCCATCCCGAAGCTGTCGCCCTCGTCGCGGAGATTCAGGAAGCGCGGAAGACGGCATGAAGGAGAGCCCGTTCTGGCTGCCCGTCATCGTCGTCTGGCTTCTGCTCCTCGTCGTCGGCGTGACGCTCACGCTTGCGCTCGGGATCTGGAACCTGATCGGAGCGTTCTGATGCTCGACGTCGGCCTCCACGACGCGATCCCCGAGGCTGAGTACCACGCCGACCCAGCCCTTAGCTCGGGCATCGCCAAGCTCCTCATCGACCGCTCGGCGGCGCACGCATGGACGGCGCACCCGAGCCTGAACCCGGCATGGCAGCCCGAGGTAGAGGACAAGTTCGACATGGGAACGGCGGCGCACCGCCTGATGCTCGAGGGTGAGAACTGCATCGCGGAATACGTCGGCAAGGACTGGCGCAGTGGTGACGCGAAAGCGTTCCGCGAGGATGTACGCGCGCTCGGACAAGTCCCACTGCTCGTCTCCCAGGCCAACCGCGTTCGCGAGATGGTCGAGAGCGCCAAGGCGCAGATGACCTTGTCCTACCCAGACCTCTTCCTCTTTCTACGCGGCAAGCCCGAGCAGACGATCTGCTGGGAGGACGATCACGACGTCAAGTGCCGTGCGCGCATCGACTGGCTGCACGAAGGCAGTGACGTGATTGACGACTACAAGACGACCAGCGCAAGCGCCGACCCGCACAAGTGGGAGCGGACGATGTACGGCATAGGTGCCGACGTCCAGGTGGCGTTCTATTTGCGCGGGCTCAGGAAGCTGACGGGCAAGCAGGAGGCTGAGTTTCGCTTCGTCGTGCAAGAGACGTACGCGCCGTACGCGCTCTCGGTCGTGACACTCGCGCCGTCCGCCATGGCGCTCGCGAATGACAAGGTTCAGAAGGCCATCGACCTCTGGGCGACGTGCCTGGAGAAAGACTTCTGGCCGGCGTACCCGACGAAGGTCGCCTCCATCGAGGTGCCAACGTGGGAAGAGATGCGCTGGCTCGACAAGCAAGGAGACGACGAATGAACGTCGACCTGAAGATCACCGGCCGTATCGAGTCTCTCCACCTGGAGCCCGGTGACACGGTCGTCGCAACCGTCGAGGGCAGGCTCACCAGTGCGCAGGGAAAAGCGATGCGCGACGCGTTGCTCGAGAAGTTTCCCGGCCATGACGCAATCGTTGTCTCCGATGGAACCACCATCTCGAAGGTGACGACATGAAACGTTGCGGTGGTTACCTCACGGCGGCCGAATTTGAGGAAGCGCTCGCGAACTGCGCTCACACATTGGCAGGCGCGGAGACTGCCGTGGGCCGATTCGGTGAACGGATCCTCTTCATCCATTTGCATCTCAGTGATGGCCGCAACCTCACGATCTCCTCGGTTTCAGGCGCGGGTCTAGCGATCGAGGAACGATGAGCATCGAGTTTCGTCCCGCCAAGCGCACCGACTCCTCGCTGCTGATCCTTCTCGCTGGCGGTAGCGGTTCAGGGAAGACCGAAAGCGCCATGCGTCTTGCCACTGGGCTCGCGCGTGGGCAGAAGTTCGTGGGGTTGGACACTGAGAACGGGCGGATGTTGCACAAGGCCGACGACTACGACTTCGACTACGCGGCACTCGACGCACCCTTCACGCCCGAGCGGTACATCGAAGCGGTCACGGCGGCAGACGAGAAGGGCTATCCGGTCATCGTGCTCGATTCAGGGTCGCATGAATACGACGGAATCGGCGGGATTCTCGACATTCAGGCGCAAGAGCTTGAGCGGTTGGGCGGAGGCGCGAACGTCTCAGCCCTGTCGTGGAACGAGCCGAAGAAACGGGATCGCCGCTACCGCCAGACTCTCATCACGACCCACGCGCATGTTGTGCTCTGCCTGCGCGCCGAGGACAAGATCGAGATCATCAAGAAGGACGGCAAGACGGTGATCCAACCGATGCGCACGATCCCAGGCAAGAGCATCGATGGTTGGCAGCCGATTTGTGAAAAGCGCTTGCCATTCGAGGCGACGATCTCGCTCCTCCTGATGGGCGACCAGCCGGGAATCCCGAAGCCCATCAAGCTTGAGTCTCGCCTTCAGCCCCTCGTGCCGCTCGACCAGCAGTTGGATGAGAAGGTCGGTTTAGCGCTCGCTGAGTGGGCTTCTGGGGGAGCGAAGCAGACCGCCGCGGAGAAGCGGCAGGAGTCTGTCGCGAACGCCGAACTCGAGGAAGAGTTGACCGCGCTAGCCGCCCAGCTTGATAGGGATGTGTCGGAGGCGGTCGAACGGGCCCAGGCAAATCCGGGCTACAACGACTGGTTGAAACGCCAAGTGGAACGGTTCCGCGAGGCGGTTGCGACGAAGGAAGGTGAGTACGCGTGATGTTGGGTCTGCAGTACGAAGTCCGTATCAAGCCGAAGCAGAAAGGCGGCTACCTCGGCCAGGTTTTCAGGGGTGGTCTGTACGCGGGTGGGACGTTCAGCGGGACCCGCGATGAGGTAATCGCGAAGGCGAAGGATTACGTCGAGTGGCACAAGAACGGCGGCAGCGAAGAGGAAGTGGTGGCGCTGTGAACGCGCTCCATCTCATCCTCCGCATCGAAGGTGCCCTCTGTGCCCTGTTCGGCCTCTGGTCTCACAGTTGGCCGCTCATCCTCGCCGGCGTCGCCTGCTGGGCTGTCATGCCGCTCATCAGCCGTGAACTGGGAGAGGTGTGAACGCCAGGTGGGACTGGGCCATGATCACCTCCTGGTTCGTGCTGCTCTCGCTCTGCGTGTTCGCCTGGGCGGCGTTCGTCATGTTCGTCGTCCTCATTGTTCATCACGCTTGATGTCCTGCACCGGCTGTCAGCGCCACCACGTACGCGCTGACTGTCCTGTGCATGCCGGGGTCAGACCGTGACCTCGAGGCCGCGCAAACCAACAAGGAGAAGGCCAGATCCAGGCATGGCTCATAGCGATCGTCATAGGCATCACCTCACACTCGTCCCATCACCAGAAGCCGCAGACGCGACACCTGGAAGGGACGACGACAACGACGCAGGTCATCCGCTCACTGAGGAGCGGGATCCAGTGGCACCGTCAACGAACCTGGTCTTTACAGACCTCGGCGGGACGGTCCCGTACGCCATCGTCACTGGCGGAGAGACGTACTACTTCAATCCCGTTCCTCCGCTGGATCGACCGACTCTGGTTCCGCCGGCACATGGCAGCGAAGAAGCTGGCCGCGCGAACGACGGGCGGATCGGTGACGGCGATCATCTGCCGAGTCTTCGGATCGAACTGCGCGTATGCGAAGACGATCGCGTACCGCGAAAGTCGGTACTCAACCGCGGCGAGCAACGGGACTCACTGGGGCCTGTTCCAACTGGACTCATCCGCGATCTCGTCGTACGCCTCCATCGGCTACTCGACCGCGTACCAGCAGGTCGTCGCTGCGCACAACATGTTCCTAGCCCGTGGCTGGGAGCCATGGACGTGCTGCGAATAGGTCCGGCGGCGATGATCTGGTGACAAGCTCGGGGCTGGAACCACAGGCGTCGGTTGCGGCCGAAGTGCCGCAGGACGTCTCGGATGAAGGGCACCTTCAGCCGTCCAGCCCCGTACAAACCGGAGCGGGAAACGGAGACGCCTCCGTGTCGCGTCCCATCGTCGCAATGGTCGACGCGACATCCCGCTCCGGCCTCAACGCTGCAGGACATCGCACGTCCGAGTCGATGCGTCTACGCCACCAGGAGTGGGCGGACAGCCAGGTCACGACGGCGCGGCAGCAACATGCGGAAGCGAGCGCTGCGTACCGCTTCGGAGGAGGAGCAGGTCAAGGTCGACACCGAGGAGGCTCGGCGCGTCCGCTCGGAACGGGAGCAGGCTGAGATGCTGGCGAAGATCGAGCGCGGCCGTGAACGTGCTGCGCTCGCTGCGCTTGACGGCGTCGCCGAGAGCGTGTAGGTTCCGTATGTCTAGTTCCCTAGAAGGAGATTCGTGACTAAGAAACAGGCACTTCGTCGAGCGACACAGGGCACAGCGAAAGCCATTGCTGCGTCCGAGACACGCAACGCTGCGATCCTTGCTGCGCTCGAGTTCTGCTCCGTGCGCGAGGTTGCTGCAGCGACAGGTCTGTCGCCGGCGCGAATACATCAGATCAGGCATGGGCGATGAATCGTTTGCCGCAGCCTGAAAATCACGATGACTTTGCTGCCGCTAGGCATCGGGGCGTGTCGCTCTGGCGCGACCTGTTCGAGCCGCATCACTGGATCGTCGTGTTCTTCGGGCGCTGGTATCTCCACGTCTACGGCTGGGGGCGTCCGTACAAGCGGCACATCTACTGGATCAAGGTTCCCGGCTATCGAGGTCATCTGAACGATCCCGAGTTCCCCGAGTTCAAGCGGGTGCCGGTATGAAGTCTGCCGCGCAGGGTCGGCGCTGGTGGCAGTTCTGGCGGCGAAGCGAGTGCCACTCGTTCACCCCGGCTGCGCCGCAGCCGCTCTCGTGGCCGTCGGCGGTGATGCTCTGCGTCAGGCAGCCGGTGACGCACCACGCGATGCTGCTGCCCTACGAGGACTACCCGGCGGAGTACCCGAACATCTTTGGGCCTC